TTAGATTTATACATTGGAATATTCAAGCGGTACCAAAAGAAATGGCTAAAGATGTTTAAGAAAGATAAATATGTAATTATTAAACAGACTATTTCAAAAGATTTATCTTTATTCTTATATAATTATTTTATGATGAAAAGACAAGTCTATGATACTTGTATTAAAGCTAGATTTATTTCTCCTTATGAAACATTATTAGGTTATTATGAAAAAAATAATCAACAAGTTCCACATACTTATGCAAGTTATTCAGATATTGCTATGGAAACTTTAATGTTAAAATGTCAACCTGTTATGGAAAAAATAACAGGATTAAAATTGACTCCTTCTTATACTTACGCAAGAATATATAAAAAAGGAGATGTTCTTAAAAGACACAAAGATAGATTTAGTTGTGAAATATCTACGACCATAAATTTAGGAGGTAATGATTGGCCAATATATTTAGAGCCTTCTGGGAAAGAAGGATTAAAAGGAATAGAAGTTAATTTAAATCCAGGGGATATGTTAATTTATTCTGGATGTGAATTAGAGCATTGGCGCAATAAGTTTAAAGGTAAAGATTGTGCCCAAGTATTTCTTCACTATAACAATACAAAAACACCCGGCTCTAGAAATAATATATTTGACAAGCGCCCACATTTAGGTCTTCCTAATTGGTTTAAAAGATGATATATCTCCCTATAATGGAGGCAGTACCACCATACCAACTGCCTCCTTTATAAGGATTTTATATGCTACAAAAATTAGGCTTTGCTCCCGGATTCAACAAACAAGTTTCAGAGCTCGGGGCCGAGGGACAATGGACTACTGGAAATAATGTACGTTTTAGATATGGCACACCTGAAAAGATAGGTGGCTGGACTCAATTAGGGAATGATAAACTTACCGGTGCCGGTAGAGCAATCCATCATTGGGACAATAACGCTGGTGTTAAATACGCAGCAATAGGAACTAACAGAATTTTATACGTTTATTCAGGTGGAACATTTTACGATATTCACCCTATAAGAATTACATTAACCGGTGCTGATTTTACGAGTATTGGTTCTTCAACAAGTGTTACCATTACAGTAAGCTCAAGTTCTAGCTTAAGTGAAAATGATATTGTTATGTTTGATTCGGTAACAGGGTTATCTGGATCAACATTTACCAATGCGACCTTTGAAGACCAGAAATTTATGATAACTTCAGTTCCAACTCCGACTACATTTACTATAACAATGGATACAACGGAAGCATTAACACCTTTAAGTGGTGCTGGATCGGCTTCTGTTCTTTGTTATTATAGAGTCGGACCTTCCCAACAATTAGGGGGTTATGGTTTTGGTACAGGTTTATTCGGTGGTATTTCTTTAGGACCAGAAACAACTACACTAGCCACAACATTGGCTGACAGTGCACTAGCCACAACTATAGTTTTAACTAACTCAGCAGCATTTCCATCTTCCGGTGAAATTAGAATTGGAACAGAGGACATAAGTTTTGCAGCAAATAATACATCAACAAATACTTTAAGTGGAGGAGCGCGTGCTCAAAATGGGACGACAAGAGCAGCCCATACGGGTGGAGTAACGGTTACTAATATCTCAGGCTATGTTGCTTGGGGAGATCCGTCCTCTTCTGACTTTACAATTGACCCAGGTCTATGGGTTCTAGATAATTATGGTACAAAATTAATTGCTCTTATTTATAATGGTAAATGTTTTGAATGGGACTCCGCACCCTCAGCCGCTGTATCCACTAGAGCAACAGTTATTGCTGGTGCACCCACAGCTTCACGTCATGTCTTGGTATCAACACCAGATAGACACTTAGTATTTTTTGGAACAGAGACAACTATTGGGACACCATCAACACAAGATGATATGTTTATAAGATTTTCTACTCAAGAGGATATTAATACATACACAGTTACTGCAGAAAATACTGCGGGCACACAAAGACTGGCCGCCGGATCAAGGATCGTGGGGGCCATAAAAGGTAGGGATGCTATTTACGTATGGACCGACACCTCATTATTTTTAATGCAATTTGTAGGCCAACCTTTTACTTTCTCATTTCAACAAGCAGGAACCAACTGTGGTTTGTTTGGTAAAAATGCATGTATGGAAGTAGATGGTTCTGCATTCTGGATGTCGGAGAATGGTTTCTTTAGGTACAGTGGTGAATTAAGTTCTATGGCTTGTTTGGTTGAAGACGAGGTTTACGACGATATTAATGCCACTTCTAGAGATCTTATTAACTGTGGATTAAATAATTTGTTTGGAGAAATAAATTGGTTCTATTGTACTGCTGCATCTGATGCAGTAAATAGAGTAGTGACCTATAACTATGGTGAGTCTACTAGAGATAGACAAGTATGGACGACAGGGGATTTACCCCGAGCCGCGTGGCAGGATTCTGCTGTCTATGACAAACCGCATGCAACTTATTATAATCCGGCTGATGATGCTTCGTTCGATGTCACTGGCAATACGGATGGAAGTACGATATACTATAACCAGGAAACAGGGACAGATCAAATTAATGCTGGAGGGGTTGTTACACCTATGATAGGGACAATTACTTCTGGAGATTTTGATATAACACAGAAAAGATCTGCACAGGGTACTGTTGCGGGCATGCCAGACTTTAGAGGAGATGGTGAATACATTATGAGAATCAGCAAATTTATACCAGATTTTATTTCACAGACAGGTAATACAACTTTAACGTTTGCTACTAAAGAGTATCCAAATAGTACTCCCGCGAGCACAAGTTTTTCAGTGGGCGGTTCAACAACTTTTCAAAGTACAAGACTAAGAGGAAGGTCAATACAATTGACGGTTGCTAATACCGTTGCATCAGAAGACTGGAAACTTGGTACATTAAGATTAGACATACATCCTGGAGGAAGAAGGTAATGGCAAATGAAAGAGCTAGAGCATTAGGTTTTGATTTTGTTACTGACGATAAATATTTACGAAGTCCTTTTAAGGCACCCGTTCAAGGTGGAGGAGAGGACGCATCCACAGAATCTTTTGGTATACCCGCAACACAAGCTTTTACAAATAGTGGTGGCGGTGGTGGCGGTGGAAATTATAGTGGGGGTAATTTTCAACAAGTTGTTGATGATAGACAAGACCGTTTAAATGATATTGATACTTCAACATTTATGGGTAAAGCAAAAGATTTTATGAACCCACAATCAGCTAAACAAATTATGGACGACGGATATCAAGAACCAAGATTTCAACCAGGAATAATTGGAACCATGATGGGTAAGTTTGATAACTATCGTAATCTTCCACAAGCTGATCAAGCATTTATTGCTCAGAATATGGGCTACACCGGTCCAACTATATTTGGAGAAAATAATTCAGGTTTATCTAAAGATGAGTTTGGTATTAATACAAGGTCTGCATTTGGTAACTATGCTGAATACGTAAAAGACCTTTATAAAAAAGATAAAGACAAAGTTTATGATCCAAAAACACAAGCTTTTAAATATAAAAGAAAAAAATTTAATGATATAAAACACCAAGAATTACTAGATACAAAAAAAGAACTGGCACAACAATCAATAGATGCAGGAAAAACATATACCGCATCTCTAGCAAATGCTCCACAACATCATCAAGATGTAAGTATTAAGAGAGGAGATCATCAAGCTCAAGCGTTTCGAAGTGAAAAAGCAGAAGGAATTGATACTAAAGGATCTGGAATGCATGGAGGAAAGCATTATGCTAAAGGCGGCAGAGCCGGATACTTCTTTGGTGGTAGAGCAAGACTACAAGGTGGTGGTATGAGTCAAGGAAAGGAAGCCAACATTGATCAAAGTACTAATATGGGTGGTGGTGCAAGCGGTGATTATTCTACTATGGAACAAAATATGAATCATAGAGAAGCGATGAGAAATAATCAAAGAGAACAACCTTCAACTTTAAACAATACAATTGACACAGGGTCAGAGCTTAATTATTTAAACAATTTAAAAAATTTAAATTTACCGGGATTAGCCCTTGGTTTTGGATTTAATAAAATTAGAAACTATTTAGGTAACAAAAAAGACGAAGATGATAAACTTTCTGCTCTGCCTACAAATAATTATATGGCTAAGGTGACTAAACAAGATTTATCTAGATATGCGACACAAAAAGATCTTATTGATAAACAAGATTATTCTAGTGCTATGGATACAACATTGTTTGGATCCGAAATAACTCCATATGAATTTAAAGAAATGAAAAAAGGAAACATAACAGAACCTGGAACTTATGTAGGAGCAAGCGGTGGTAGAGTAAATTTTAAAAACGGAGGCTTAGCAGGTATTTTATAATGGCAAAAATTGTACAATCATTAACAAGACCCAGTAAAGACTACGAACAAAAAAATTCTCAATCCTTAGTTAGGGATTTGGACTCAGTGATCACAAAATTAAATACTTCATTCCAAGATGAAGTTAAACAGGAGATAGAAGCTAAGAGTTTCTTTTTAAATTAATGGCAGTAGTAAATCAGTATAAATTTTATGGAGTGGATGATAGCGGAACTGTATCAGCACTAACTATGTTTGGTACGACTGTTGTAAATGGAGTGGCTACTCAAAACCCTTTAGTAAATGAAACTTATATTATTAAATCTATTAAGGTTACATCGGCAGGTACACCAACAGTAATTATTATGAATAATGCTATTACAACTATTAAGACAGTAGCTCTTGCAGCGAATACGACAGTAGAATTATTAACCCAACCGTTAGTAGTAGAAGGGGGAACTACTTTAACAGTTCAATCAAGTAATACTGACAAGTTTGATGTAGCTATCAGTTACTTAAACATTAAAAAGGAAACAATAGACTAATGCAAATACTAGAACCAAAAGAGATTATAACGACTATTTCTAACAAGAAAACAGGTGTGGTTTACGAGAGTGAGGAAGCTTTAAAAGCTGCCAATATCCCTGAAGAAGACGTAAGGAGGGATGTCAAAGTAATCATGCCACCCCTTGATTTGTTTTCAAAAACAAAGTACAACGATTAATTAAGGCAATTTTATGACAATAACTAATATGCAACAACCCATGCAAATGCAAGCAGGCCTAGGTTCTTTACAGGACCCTAGACAGAACTATGGTTTGGGTAGCTTTGTAAAGAAAGCTATTCGTGGTGTTAAGAAAGTTGTTAAGAGTCCATTAGGTAAGATGGCTTTGATAGGTGGTCTTGGATATGGATTAGGCGGCGCAAAATTTTTAGGTGGTGAGGGTATATTAGCAGGTGGTCAAGGAATGGCTCGTTTTGGAAATCTTATGAATTTAATTCGTCCTGCTGCAACTAATGCCACAGGAAAAAGAGGATTATTATCTGGTATGTTTTATGACAAAGCAGGTAAGTTTAGCGCCGGGAGAGCAGCAATGACTGGTTTAGGTGCAGCAAGTTTAGCTCCTTTATTTATGGGTGGAGATAATGAAGAAGTAGAAGAACAAGTTTCTCAATTAGATCCTATTGGAACAGTACAAAGCGCAAGGAATTATTACTCCGGGCTCGGGGACAAGGGTGTAGGTTTAAACTTCATGCCTAAGAAAAAATATGTTGATCAAAATTTCTACGCAGCTGATGGCGGCCGTGCAAATTATGCAGGCGGTGAGATAGTAGAAGATGAAGAAGAATTTACAAGAACAAATGCCGGTCAGCCTTTTAGAATGAAACAAACATTTTTAAACATGGGTGGTGGAGCAGGAGAAGCTCAGGCAGAACAAATGCTTATGGCAGAATTTATTAAATATAAAAACAAAGGTGGAGATTTATCTTTCCAAGAATTTGTACAAGCAGTAATGCAACAACAAGAACAAGCTCAAGGTATGGAACAACCTACTATGGCAGCTGACGGCGGAAGAATTGGGTATCGAGATGGTACTCCTCCTAAAACAAATTTTCAAACCTGGTTAAAAAATAATGGTCACACAATTCAATCATTGATGCAACCCGAGGAATTAGGACTCCTAAGAGCTGAATTTTTACGAGAATATGGAGCTGACTATGCTCACGGTGGTAGAACGGGTTATGCTAATGGTGGAATCATGGATACTGAAGCATCAGAAATGATCGACATGGGCGGACAAGAAAAAGATTATAGAGACGAAGGTGGCTTTGTAGAATTAGGTGGCGAAGAAAGAGCCGATGATGTACCAGCTAGATTAAGTAAAAACGAATTTGTATTTACCGCTGACGCTGTAAGACAAGCAGGTGGTGGAGATATAGATGAAGGTTCAGCAGTTATGCAAAACTTAATGGATAACCTAGAACAAGGTGGACAAGTTTCAGAAGACTCACAAGGTTTAAATGGTGGGGAAGAAATGATGTCTGAAGAAGAAATTATAGAAGAACCAAACGGCGCGCAAGCGATGTATGAACAACAACAAGCACTACAATCAAGGATGATATAATGGCAATACCAGATTTTTTAGAAGATACAGTAAAAGACTATTCCAAACAGGCGACGGCAGCCTATTCGGCACCAATTAACACAGATACTTTTACCGGTAGACAGTTTGTTGCAGGACAAGATCCTATGCAAACACAAGCAGCAAACCTTGCAACTCAAGGTGTTGGTTCTTATTCACCCTATTTATCCGCAGCACAAACTGCACAGACAGCAGGAGCCGGGGCTCTGGGACAATCAGCTTCAACGATTGGTGGACTAGGTTCTTTAACAGGAGCACAAGCTTACCAACCTTTCATGTCGCCATATCAAACAGATGTTATCAACGCTACTCTAACTGAGTATGATAAATCTAGATTAGGTGGACAACAATCTATTAGAGATGCCGCTGTTAATTCTGGAAACTTTGGTGGTGGTAGAGAAGGTGCTATGATGGGTCAGTACAATGCAGACTCATTAGTAAATAGAGGCGCACTACAATCACAAATGTTACAACAAGGTTTTGGTCAAGCTCAAAATGCAGCACAACAGAATTTTATGAACCAAGGTAGTATTGCAAACGCTCAACAAGGTTTAGCTGGTGCGTATGGTAATCAAATGAATCAACAATTTGGAATGTCCGATTTTGGTAGACAAGGTATGGGACAAGATATTAATGCACTTGGATCTTTAGGTGCACTAAACCAAGGTCAACAACAAGCATATTTAAGTGCTGACCAACAACAAGCACAAACAGGAGCTTACGAACCTTACGGAAGATTAAATCAATACGGTAACATGCTTACTGGTCTTGCTGGTGGAATGCAGGGACAACAATATCAACAAGAACAACAATCAGATCCTTACGCATCTGCATTAGGTGGTCTTACAGGGATAGCAGGATTGTACGGTCAAATGTATGGTAAGAGATAATGAGAACTTTAAATAGACCCATGTTCCGGTACGGTGGTCCCATTAAAGAAGGGGTCATGAATGGTATCAGGGAACCAAAAAGACATGGTGGGTCTATGGGTAATAATCAGGGACCAAGAAGAGCGGCTCTTGTAGGTAATTCAGCTTATCCTCAGACAGATGGCAGAGCACATCATCTTGCACCTTTAGCTATTGGGGCAGCAGCAATGAGATTTTTACCAGCAGCATACAGAGGATTTAAAGCAGCGAGAGCTTTTAAACCATGGTCACAAAACTTAGGTATAATGGGGAGACTAAAGGATACGCTTTTACCAAGCAAGGGTCTTAGAATTAGAATGGGTAATCCAGGTGAAGGATCGGGTTTTGCAACTGGAAGTATTTTAAGAAGTAATCCCACTTTAGCATTAACTGCAGGTGGTTACGGTATTAAAAAATTATTACAAGGTGACCCTGAGAAAGGACCGCCTACTGTTTCAGCAATTAATAAACAAAAAAGAAAAATAGGTATGCCAGAAAATTTAACTCTTGGCG